GATTAAGTTTGCCTTATGCACATCATCAACATGCTGTAGTACGAACTTACCATTGTAAAAGTTTATCATAGTTAATAAAACATATCCTTTCATCTGACTGGCTTTTATATACCAATCACCCAATCGGACCGTCTCCATCGAAACTAAATGGTTTGTTTTCTCTTTCATAGTATTATCTATAAAAGAGATGGGAGGCACTGAGGCCTCCCGCTTTTTTACGACTGAGGTTTTTTAGGTGGTATGCCGTTAACCCAATCCCAATCATCTTCAGTCATTGGGATCCAGTTATTTACTTGCACTTTTCATACTCATGCATCAGAGCGACTGCACCTTGACGATCGCCCATTCTTGCTTTTTCTGCTGCTGCACGTGCATAACCAAAACCTTTTAAGATGATCCAAATCTGTCTAAAAACATTTTTCATTTTATTCACTCTCGTTCAAGAGTTCTTTTTTAGACTTCTTTTCACCTTTAACTTCAATCTTACGAATTGGTTGTACGTCAACCATCTTGTCTAATGCAATCTTTAACATACCATTAATCATCTCAGCCGATTGAACTTCGATCTTGTCGGCTAATGCAAATGTACGGGTGAATGCACGGTTTGCAATACCTTTAAACAAGAATTCTTGGTTATCAGCGTCGTCTGTAGTCTTACCAGATACAACAAGCTTGTTGCCTTCTAGTGTAATATCTACATCAGATTGAGAGAATCCAGCAACTGCAATTTCAATAGTATACTTGTTATCAGATACTTTTTTGATATTGAATGGAGGATAGTTTGGTACGTTTTTTGCTAGCTCTTGACCGAGCTTGGCCATTTCGTCAAATTGCTTGTCGAAACCCACAAAAAATTTGTCAAAATCTTTTGAGGAAACGTTTAAGACATCGAAAGGTTTTTCGAATAATTGTTTTACTAATGCGTTCATAATAGCTCCTATTAAGCGAGTTAAGTTAATTTAAATCTCACCCCAAAATGGGCGTGAGGATGGTAGTTTTTTACATGGTTACTACCACCATGTTCCCATCCCTAGGGGATCAGAATTCTTTTCGTGTGTTACCTATATTATATTTAGGACACAACTCCCATTCATCGCGCTCTTTAAATGACAATACTTTGATCTGTCTTAGAGGAGCCCGATCTTTGGACTGTTCTACACTATTTATACTCACAAGACCCCAATCCGACAATAGTACCGCGATCGTGTTTCGTCTTTGAATATCGTTTTCTGTAATGGTTGACGGCTTGCCATCCAATACAAATAATTCTTTAAAATGAACGATGAAGTATCTACCTTGCTTGTGTAAAATATGGCAAGATTGATATAGCTTCTTATCCTTACGTGACGCTACTCCGATTCTAGTTAGAGTTTCACGTACTTTTAGGAAATCGTCCGGCTCGTTTAGTGTAACTTCCAGCATAGAAGCTGGTGTCCACTCGACGCTCTTTTCGTTATTTTCCACCTTTAAAAATCCTTTGTCTCAATTGTCCCATTTGATCATCGCTAAGCAGAGGCAGAACTTGACGAGCCTTCTCATTGCTATAGCCATAATACTCTTTAACCACTTCCAAATCATCTGAAGAAATAGGTTTTATCCATTTGGCAAACCTTTTTTTCTTCCTGATTGTATTTATAAGAAACTCGTTTTGAAGCTTCTTATCCAGGAAATGGCGCTGGTTCATTTCATTGGCCAGCAGGACGGTGTCATAGTGATAGGACAAAGATCTATTCACCATGAAAGGATTATAATTTTTCTCACTTAGCTCATCTACGATAAGATTTTGTTTAGTATCGCATATGGCATTTACATAATCAAATGGATTCATTTTAGTAATTAAACCCTAATAATTTAAATATAACTTTACGATACCAAGGCATGTGTTGTCCAGTAATCGTTAATTTGGATGTATTAATTGTCACGGCTGATAATTCACCAGCTGAAGTGGTTGTAGCAAGAACATACTGTGTACCAGTTGGAAATGGTCCATGCAATCCTGCAATACCTTGAGCTCTAACATAATATTCATGACGATGGCATTCAGAATAATCTAAATCCAATTTAATTTGTTCCGTTAACGGGAAGAAAAATTCAATTTCCAATTGTTTCATCACCAATGCCTTACAACGCCCGCAATAATAAAAATATTTGTTATGACATAGCTACAAAGGATAAGTGTTCTAATAATAGCTATTTTATCGGCTTCGGAATTATTAGAACTCCCTTTACTACCGATTGCTTTTGCCCATAATCGCCACATTTTCCACGACTCCTTTGCACCACTCAATTGCTGATTGTCTTGCTTCTTGTAAATCTATAAAAACACCAGTAGCTGGAGCTTTATCTATGTCGTCATCTATATATTCTACAAACCAAAACTCTTCATTAGGATATATTTTAGCCAACATTATTTCCACTCCGCCGTAGCCATAACTTCAGTCATACATGCGACAACATTAAGTTCATGGTCCGCTACAAACGCATTCTTATATTGATAATCAGCAAGTATAAGAATTACTTGTGGAATTGATTGAGGTTGGAGGTGATCGCTAAGAACATCATAAACTTTACGGAAGATTGCGTGTGGTTCTGTATCAATATTGTTGACAACCCATTCGCGCATACCTTTAAAGTTCTTAGCTTTAAGTGCTTCCATCAAATCTTTAATAGATTTGTCGTTTAGAGTAACTAAGATACCTGCATCTATTGTACCACCAACAGAATAACGTTGAGCTTCATTAAGGACACGTCTCCAATCTGGAGCATGCTTCATGATTAGTTCAGCGAGTGTGGCTTCTTCGAATGTTACACTTTCTGTTGTAAGGATCTCTTTAAGGCGTGTTAAGAATTGACCACATAGACCAGCTAGCTGCTTCTTATCAAACTTAAAGTCAATAACACCACAACGAGAATGGAGTGGTTCGATGATACGGTTCTTAAAGTTACATGTGAGGATGAACCGACAGTTATCAGCAAACTCTTCAATGAATCCGCGAAGAGCTGGTTGAGTTGACTGTGGATTGAGATAGTCTGCCTCGTCTAGGATCACGCACTTATAACCACCTTGTAGTGATACTGTTGATGCAAACTGACGAATCTTGGTGCGAAGGGTGTCGATATTACCTTCTTCAGATCCGTTGATGATGATATAGTCAATGCCAAGTTGTTCACATAAGGCACGTGCTACTGTGGTTTTGCCAAGACCTGCAGTTCCAGAGAACATGAGGTTTGGCAATTCACCGTTCTTGACTATGGTTTGAAATGTGTCCTTAAGAGCCTTTGGAAGGATACATTGTTCTATCGTTTTAGGACGATACTTTTCTACCCATAAAAATTGATCTTGCATTCAAAAACTCCATAATATAATAGTACAACAATTAAGCGCTGATAGATTCGTATAGATCTTCTACTTCAGATTGCTCAGCTTTAAACTCATTAAAGTTTTGCTTGTGATAGATCTTTGCAAGAGTCCGTGTATATTTTTGTGGCAACTCATACTTAGTTGCTACGTCTTTTAGTGTCTCACGAATAAGATCTCGTTCTGCTTCCATACGAGTCATAGAATTGGATATCTCTACGATCGCATCGTATACTGCTTTACGATCTGACGGATTACTTAGTCTCTGTGTTAGGCTCATCTGTCGTTACTCCTTCTGCTGCTGGTTGTGGATTACCTTCAACTTGTTGTGCGTTTGCTTTTACAAAGTCGATGATACGTTCACGTACTTCTCCAACTGTTTTTAGATCTGCGCCTTTAAATACACCTTTTTCAGATGCTAAGTCGATGATCTGTACTACTAATTGTAGGTCTGTTAGTTTCATAATTATGCCTCGTAAGTTGATGATTTTTCAAGTGCAATCCAATACTCAATAGGTAGTGTCTTGTGTTTGAAATGGGAGATTAATTTACCTGAGATGGATACATCATAATCACCAGGTAAAATCTTAAAATTACTGATATCGAAGTGGAATTTAAATTTGTGATTACCGTTGGAACCTTCCACCTCAGTACCATATGAGTTAGATGTATTATTCTTAGCATCCTTAACTCTGATTACCATACCGCTACCAGCATCTTCAACAGCAACTGTTGATACAGACAGCAGGGATGTTGCACGTTTCAATGAGCTTAACGTAACATCTGTCAACACAAATGATGCATCAGTTGCAGGCATCGAAACGTCTTTTTGTGGGAATGTCAATGAAGCTTCGTCTGAGAAGAAGTAAGTCATCGATGATTTACCTTCTTCTATGTATGCTGATTTGCCATCATCAGAGAAGTTAAATGTTGGATCATTGAATAATGATAGTGATGACAAGAAATCGTTCACATCATAGATGCCGAAATCTTGCGGGATTTGTTCGGTGATTGTTGCTTTAGCTACGATATTTTTAGCTTCAGCAATGGTCTTAAGTTCGCTTCCCGCTTTGAACATAAGATTTGGTTGAATGGTTGCAAAATTCTTAAGAATTGCAATCGTTTCTTTAGATAACTTCATATTGATTCCTCACGATTAATAATATAATTATACCACATTTTTCTCATCTTGTACACTATATTTTACGTCATGCTCATATAAAAACATGAGACAACATAAAGCATGTGCTAAGTGATTCTTACCTGATTCTGGATCATTTTGTTCGCCTTCTTTCCATGCCCAAACATGTCGTTGTAATGCATCGAAATACCTACGTTTAGAATCTGGTACATACTTCCAATTATCTGGCTCATACTTCTCTGCGCCAAATGTTAAAATCTCTGCAGTGGCTCTTAATGCCAAAGGTGGTAACAAACCATATTGAGCTTTGTCACCATCAAACTTTCTACCGCCTGTCGTAGCAGTCTGTGACTGCTTTACTAAATCTTGTGCTGATCTTTGTCTAGCCCAAATATCTTGCAATTCTTCTAATGTAGATTTTTTATCTGTCACTTTAGATCTTCCTTGCTAGCCATAATTTAAATTTCTCGCGTAGAGTTAATTTTGTCGGCGAATAACCAGCAATCTGGTTTACAATGTTTTTCCAAATATCCATAATATAATCCTAAAATAAGAAATGAAGAAGAGAGGGTCGGTGTCCAATCTCCCCTCTCTCTTCAAAATGCCTAAACAATATTAGG